AACTTTCTCCCTTTAGTCTGATGCTTTCTCTTCTTTTCCAATCACTGACGTTTCTCCATATCCGGTCCATCATTAATTTGAAATCAGAAGGATATTTATTTTCATCTTCAATCCGACTTAATAATACGATTACTGCAGGATTCATTCCTTTGCGTTTTTCTCTTACTTCTTCTGGTGCAGTAGCATTGATTTGTTTAGCTAGATATCTAATTCTTCTTGACTCTTCATACATCCTTTGTTTTTGTCCTTCAGATAATGGTATCTTCTTGTTTTTCTTTTTCATAAGACACCCTCTTTGTATCTTTCTTCCTGGATGATGACTGGTATCTTCACTCCCTTGTAAGTGTAGTAACCATCTTGGATCACTTTAGCGGGAGCAATCTCTTCGCCTAAAAATAACTTAGGTGGTAGTTCTTGTTTGATATCTTCAAAATCCGATATGCAACAATCGATTGTTCTATAAGCTTCTTCTTCGCTCATGAATTCTCTTTCTTCTGTAATCATGTCAGTTGCCTCACTCCCATTTTGTTTGGAATAGCAAAATATTTTTGTTTAATCATTTGTTCATATTTTTGATATTCTTCTTTGAACCATCTTGGAATATTTTCTTTCGGATAATCTCTACTCATCCAAACAAGAGCTTTGCGCTTTCGATTTTGTTTATTCCAAAGTGCAACTTCTATTTCACCGCCTGGAGGATCATTGAAGAATCCATCTTCATCCATGAGCCTTAAAACTTCATCGTTAAATTCCATGATGATTAATGAATAGCCTTTAATAATTTCTGATACTGTAGGTGGAAATTTATTACCAGCTCTAATATAATTTTTTATCGATTGAAGTATGCCGTAGTATTCTTGATCCTGTAATAAATCAAACCATACCAAATCTGAATCATCATTACTCTTCATCATTGGATATGCACCTTCAACATATTTTTTGATTGCTACTACTTGTTCATCTGTCATGCTGACATACCTCCAGTTCTTTCTCTAAGTTTTGCAACTCTAGCTTCGAAGTCTGATTGAGATTTAGGTACATAATTGTCTTTTTCATCTTCATCAAGGAAATTACCCTCAATAATTTTTGTGAAGTTATCTGTATTTTTGATGCACCAATTAAAATCAGCAATCCAAATTTTTCCTTTTTGATTATTACCTCTTAAAAAACTGGATTTAGAAACGATATCAATCATTTCAAAAAACTTAACCAAACCAAATTCTTTAACTCTTGCATTAATGTGTTTTTTACGATTTGGTGTCATTGATACAATTTCTTTGAGTTTTGAATTTTCATTCCAGTAATTTGCAATGTCAGAATAAGGGATTTTTTGAGAAACAATATCGTCAGAGTCTGATTCATCAGACATAGATACGTTAGTATCTTTAATATCTTTTTCTTTATCTTTATCTAACTCTATCTCTAACTCTTTCTCTATCTCTTTCTCTTGTCGGACATTAAGGGGACTATTTGGGGACAACATAAGGACATTGTCCCCACTGCGTTGTAATCTTTTTTTCTTTGCCCAATCTGTTTCAGAACCCATCATTCGCTGAATTTCGGTCATAAATATAGTTCCATCATCAAGTAATTCCATTAGCTTAAGCGATTGTAATAATTTGACTGCACTCTTTACTACATCAACATCTGTGTCAGTAATGACTGATAACATGTCGACATCATATGGAATCAATTCGTTAAATCTTAAGTGACCATCATGGTCTATACTTTCTGTTAGTAGCATCAGATAGAATAGCAGGTAATCTTTTCCATTCTTCTGAGACTTAATAATTTTGATATCATGACGTTTAAAGAAGTCTTTTGATAATTTTAGCCAGTAATATTTTTTTCCGGTTGCCATGTTTAAACCCTCCTATATCCTTTCCATTTTCTTGCGTTTTTCTTCTCTAGTTGATCTAGCATATATCCTGGTTGTTTCCATCTTTGAATGGCCCAGGATGTCCGACAAGTCATATAACTCGTTTGGATCCGGTCTATCGCTATATTTTGCATTCACAAATCGTTTAGCAAAGTAATGCCTGAAGCTGTGTGCATGTGCTTTCTTTAGATTCACTCTAGCTGCACCGGCGGTCTTTTGAAGTCTTCTCCATATCTGAATGTCGGTGTAAGTGAATATCTGTCCTGAAGTAATATCATTCTTTTTACAGTACTTCAGCAAGTCTCTTCTGAATCGTTGAGGAAAGATGATTGCTCTATTCTTTCCTTTGGATCTGATAGGTATGTAGAAGTCATCCTGGAGTGATTCAACTGTGATCCATCTTCTTTCACTTATCCGGATTCCGGTATTGACTATCGTTCTCATGATCCAGTAGAGTTCTTCATCACCTAGCTTTAATGCAAATTTCTTCATACGTTTATAATCGTTCTCATCGATTACATTATCGAGTGAATCCTTTTCCTGCAGCTTAAGTTGTTTTAAAGCCAAGTCCGGCAATTCAACATATTTCAAAAACTTATCTAAAGATATGATGTAAGAATTTACTGTCTTTGGTTTATAGATTCTCAACATGTAATCTTTGTAATCTAAGGTGTCATATTTAGTGATATCATCATCATGTTTAACAAATTTTATGAACCTCTTACAATCAGCCATGTACTTGTTGATTGTTTTTTTAGATAGTTCATCGAAGCGTAAATCGGTCTTAAAGGCCTCTAATCGCTCCAACAACTCTTTTTTATTCATAAGCCCTCCTTAAATATTAAAAACCCCACAAAATAAACTTAACCATTAGTTAATGTTCGCTCTTGTAGAGTTATTAGTTTCCTTATTCGAAAGTCGATGTGTAAAAAAAACACTAGGATCAACATTAAAGATATCTGATAATTTAATAATCTCAGATGCTTTAAATTCAGTTTTACCATTTAGTTTACTTCTAACTGTAATAATTGAAACATTTAACTTTGAAGCTAATGTCTCTTGAGTCATTTTTTGCCCACCCATCAGTTCTAAAACTTTTTGTATGTTAAATTTCATTTGATTACTTCCCTTCCTTAATTATTTGAACATATTTTCTTAGTACTTCACCACTTTTTGGATTGTAGTTGTTTTCATTACACCATTCTGTAAATCTATTCCAGTCATTCTTATTTTTATCATTTTCTATCTTGCTATTGGATATTACTTGTACTGGCAACGGACTGCTTGGAGCTGCTCCTCGCCTAATATTGCCTCTTAGATTATCCATATTAATACTCATATTGCCCTCCTAAATATTAATTATTTCGAATTATTAATTTCATTATATCGCTTACTTAACTTTTAGTCAATACTTTTCTTTCTATTTTGATAAGTTTTTTTATTATTTAACTTTTTATTATGGAAAGTGATATAATTAAATCGAGGTGTTGCTTATGAAAAACAACCTTACAAAAATTAGGAAAGAAAACAATAAAACTCAGGCAGATCTAAGCAAAGTTCTTCATATTAGTGAAGCCGCAATTTCAAAGATGGAAAATGGATATCAGCGTATTTCTGATGAACAAGCAGTTACACTCGCTGATTTTTTTGGTATATCAATAGATCATCTATTAGGAAGAGAATGGCATAATCCAGAAACTACAGTTTATAAGACTGTGGATTTTGATATAAAAGATGTATATAGAAAGCTACAAACATATTCAAAAACAGAGTTGATCGAATTGAGAGGGGCTATCGATTTTATATTAGAAACAAAATTCACTCCAGGGGATAATGGGCAACTTATTAAGAACAAGATTGATGAATTAATAAAAACCAAATAGTTATATTCATTTTGTTCGCCTCTAAATACTAAGAACGAGAGGATGAAGTATGACTGAGTATTTTTTAAAATTACTTACTAGCATTGAAAAGGAGCTTGAAGAGTTAAAAAGCTACTTTCGTGGAAGAAAAAAAGCCGCTGACATCTTAGGCAATCCTGAGGTGAAGGCGGCTTTTAAATTTAATGTTGAGGAAAATTGTTTTGAAATACTAGATAACATGGACCCAGATGAATTAATTGAGAAAATCGAAAACGGATCAATCGATGAGAGTGTTACTACTATGGCTACAGTTTCAGGAGAGGAGGAAGAACTGATCAAGCCAAAGGAAGGAACCATCCGTAAAAGAAACGATGGAAGATGGGAAGGCCGGTACTACTATAATCATGTACAAAGAAGCGTATTTGCTTTGACACAAAAGGAATGTTTGGCTAAGTTAAAGAAGGCTATTATTGATCGCAATAGAGCGATTAAGAATCTAGAGAATTCTAGAAACATCAACCTGGATACTTGGTTTGATTCATGGCTAAAAATCTATAAACCAAAGATTAAAGAACAAAGCCGGTATGCCATTTCTTCCAAATATGAGAAGTACATTAAGAAAAAATTAGGCAAGCGAAAGGTCGCTGCAATTACTACGATGGATCTACAGGTTATTTTTAATGACATGGAATTTCCAGTCGCTAGAAAAAAATTATATACATACATGAAAGATGTATTCGATAAAGCTAGAGTCAATAAGATCGTATACGATAACGTCATGGAAGGAGTTGTCTTATTCAATGATCATAGAATTAAGAAGGGATTTGTACCTGAACCAGAAGAATTACAAAGGTTCCTGGATTATCTGGAAACAATACGTCCAGAGCTAATGTATCTATGTGAATTCATTTCCTTAACCGGAATGAGAATAGGTGAAGCTTGTGCTGTGACTTTGAAAGATATTGATTTTGATAAAAAGACGATTACTATCAATAAGTCTTATAATCGATATTCTAAAGAAGTGGGATCTACTAAGACTTATGCATCTAACCGTGTGATTCCATTATTTGATGCTGCAGCTGATATCATCCAGGAATATACTAAAAGGTATCATTCAAAGGATATTATCTTCCATAAGATTAAATCTGAGAATGCTACTAACTCTGTTAAGTGGCACGCAAAAAAATGCGGCTTGACTGGATTGTCGCCGCATGGATTAAGAAGATATTTTGCTACTAGATGCAATGCTGCAGGAATAGATCCTAAAGTTACTCAAGAGTGGATGGGCCATGAGTCAATATTAATGACAATGGATACATACACAAGAGTCCAGGATGAACTATCGCAAGAACAAGCTGAAAAGTTTAATAAATTTATTAAGAAATAACGATTAGCATACTCTCAATTTGACCCTTAATTTGACCCTTAATAAGGTGGATTTTTAAAGAATAAGGGTCAAAATATAGTAAAAAAATGCATAAAAAAAACTTAGCAAATTTCGCTAAGTCTAGATGTTAAGCTGGTGACCCGTACGGGATTCGAACCCGTGAATGCATGCGTGAAAGGCATGTGAGTGGACATCAGTTAAAGGACCACAATTAGCCAATTTAGTAGTACACTCTCATCGGTTGACCCTTATTTTGACCCTTAAAATAATTCAAAAAGTCATTTTTAACTAAAAAAAGCGCTAAATTCATAGCGCTTTTAGATTATTGTGTGATTTCGTTTTTAAGATTAGCTACTTCTTCAGCTGCTCGAACTAACAAATCTTCGAGTTTTGAAATTCTCTTCAGAACTTTTCTTGAAACATTTAGTTCAGGTTCAGCTTCTTCTTGTTCTTCAACTACTTCTTCAGGCTCTGAAGTAACTTGTTCTTCCACAACTGGTTCTTCTTGAACTACCGGAACTTCTTCAGGAGTCGGTTCTAGTTCTTGTTCTTGAACGATTTCTTCCGGTTCTTCATCGATGACTCCACCAGTTGCAATCAATGTTTTCAAGAGTTCAGGATCAATACCAGTTTTTGCGATTGCTTCTTGTGGTTGCAATACTCTGTGTGATCCATTCTCAATAACATAGATTTGACCAGATTTTGTGAATCCAAGATAAGGTTTATCCTTTGCTTGTTCTTTGAGTCTTGCTAGATCTGTTACACTAGCAATTTGACCTACAATTACTTTCATTCTAATACTATCTCCTCTCCGGCAGATTCTTCTGCCTTATGTCTAGCATTGACTTTTTGAGATAACTCTACATACTGCTCAATCAAGTCAGCTGCGTGATCTACATCAAAATTGATACCATTCTCAATGCATAATTGATTAATCTTGGTTAATGCAAATTGTTTCTTTTCAGCACCGCTATAGTTTGAGAATTCTTCAGCCGTTTCGACTGCATCTTGTGCGAATTCACTTACTTGATTCAGTGCTTTTTCAAACCTCGCAGCTTTGATAGATCCTGTCATTTTGGCAAACATACCAACCACAGCTGCAAGTAATGAGATTGCTCCTAAGAACCAATCTAATTCTTCTTTGATGTCTTTAAATGTAAATCCAAGTAAATACATTGCCATCAAAATTATGACGATTACCAAGAAAACAACGATGGTTTGAAGCCAATTTACTTTCTTGGTCATACGAGTTCACCTGGGCTTTCTGGCAGTTCATCTGCATGCTCTGCAATCAATTCATCAACGGCAACAATTTTTCCCTTTACAGTGTCAATTTGACGATCATAATGGTCCATTGTCTCTGCGAGTTCTTGATCACGTTTAGCCTCAAGCTCTTGGATTTCTTGAAGCTTTTTTTCTTTGTAATCCTCTAGGTCTTTTCTTACAATCACTTTCTTTTCCTCCTATTATATTTAAATTGATAAATACCTGATTAATAACGGAACACCAACAACGATGATTAGATAACACAGTATTGCAACTGGTATAGTTATCCAATTACGTTTCAAAAACGTTTTTAAACCCCGATTAAAAACGCTTACTGGAGCAATTGAAAACGATGCAAAAATCCAGTAAATTACAAACCAGAATGATGACCCTATTACCATCATTCTTTGCTGCCAATTTGGAACGGATTCATCCACTCCATAGTTTTCGCAAGCCTCTTGGTTTAATCGGTATGATGAATCTTGATGCCTCTTTTTGCTAGTATTACCGATAATCCCTATCTCATTATCAATTGTATTTTCTGCCACAGAAAAAATTCGTTCTTTGATTTCGGGATTCTCCATGACTTTTTTTAGCATAGCTTTGTCATGCAGTTCCTTCACTATTATAGCTGCTCTATCTTCAATGTCAGGTTTAGTAAAATCATCCGGATTTATCTTTTCCTCAAAGACATCTTCAGGAACCAACTCAGCTTCTTTTTTTTGAATTAAAGATTCAATCTGTTGCTCTTTATCTAATTCATTCATAATTATCCTCCAATAAATTAATTCACGTTTATAAAACTTGATAGCTCACAACAGACGATGCTGTTTTCCCGGTGGCCTGTGCTTTTGCATAAATTGTTACTGGGAAATCAAGAGCTGATACTGTTAGGTTTGCTGATATAAAATTTCCACTTGCACAACTTCCATAACTAACATCTGGAGTTGAATCACCAATTTCAGTATAAATCGTAGCTGCACTAGCATCATTATTGTATACTCTCCAAGCGACAATATAATTTGGTTTAACGTAGGTCTTTGTAACGTTAGATATTGATGGATTAGTGGTTGGTGGTTGAAGTGTGGTAAAAGCATAACTCGTTACACTAGAGTAAACAACTTCTTCAGAAAAGTAAGCCCAGGTATAAAGCGTGTAACTTGTTCCCGCTGTCAGTCCAGAAATCACGATGTTTGACGATTGTTCATTAGCTTCAAGATCTACATATGCCAAGTCTGGAGTTGAGTCTCCAATTTCGTAAAAGATTCTTCTTGGACTTATGTTATTATTTGTTAGTTTAAATGTTATTGAAGTTGTTGTTTTTGTTACGTAGGTTATGGTTGGAGAATCATTTGTTCTAAAATATGTTACTCCATTCAACTTAAAAACATCTTTTTCTTCTCCGTTAATGAATATTTGTGAAAACACGATTTCTTCTAAATCTGGCGTAACAGTCTTAAGATTTCTTATATTACTCATATATTCACCTAAGTTGTATAAATGTAGAGAGCACTTCCTACAACATTCACTCTAACTGCTCCCTTATTAGAAGCATCTGCATAAGGCAAATCCGTTGGACTTCCATACTTATTATTCCAAGTGGATTTTTCTGAATCACTAACAAATCGATGTGTTGAAGTTTGAACTATATTTGTTGGATTCGTTGCGTCTAAATTCGGAACATTATTTAGTCCTACATCACTCTTTGTTAATACTACTACTCCAGTTTTACCAGCCACACTCTGAACTAAATCAGTAGGCGTCTCCATTAAGGTCCAGTCAGTAGCATCACCAGCAGTACCTCCGTTATGAATGTACGTCTTTTTATCAGTTGTTAAGATTAAAACATCGCCTTCCATATTGCCGGTTGTATCATTGTATAAAGTTAGAAAATTAGTTAATGTAGTATCAACAATCCTTGAGGTTATTGCTATTGATGGTAAAACCGATTTATCAAGAACTCCTCCCGATATTTTACTTGCATCGATATCTGGGATTCTATCAACGTGAAGTATTCCGCTATTGATTTCGGTTGCATCGTGATAATGTTCTGACTGTGCGGCACCAATGGCTACTGGTGTTGGTTTATTTCCTGGATGATAAACTTCTTCTCCAGACACCTTAGGTTTACCAATTCCTACAAAATCAATATCCTTATACACTTTCTGATTTAAAAATTTGTTTACAACTGGCATTTCCTGATTTGTCGGTCTATTTAAGGCAAAATCTATTTGAGTAAGTTTAGTATTAATTCCTGTATCTGGACTTGTGACAATAATCTCCATTTCACTAATTGCATATTTTCCTTGATATGCTTTCTGAATTTTATTGCCAGTTCCAATAGAAACAAAGTCATAAAAACTAGTATAAGAACTCCATCCTAAGCCATGCGGTTCATAATTACAATAAACTCTAAACTTAGCTGATTCAGGCCAACCTGTATAATAATAAGATAAAAACAAATTGCCATATGGATAACTTGGAAAACACTCTACTCCACCATAAGTATATCCGCTTCCTAAAAAACTAATATGAATTTTCAAGTATTTCCCTAGAGGAATTGAGATGTTTCCATCGTAGTCATTATTAAATAATGTTGATATAGATACTCCTGAGTAGTAACTATCATCAGATTTGTTATATATTTCAGCTGTTACCGCATACCTTTCATTTAGTAAAAAAAATGCATTATCATGATGACTTATAAATAGCCTTCTTCCGCCAAAAGCGTTTCTCGGCATCAATGCATCATCATTAATTAATTTTTCATCTATATCATCCTGCATATTAGCTAGTTGAGTACTTAAATTCTCTACTTGAGCAATCGTGGTTTTAGGATAGAGTATTTCCCAGGTTAATCCATTATGTCTTTTTAAATACCCATTATAAATACCCATTTATATACCTTCTTTCTAATAAACAAATGCGTAATCACCCTCAGCTCCTAAAGGATCACCTGAACTAAATAATATTTTAGATTGCTTTGAAGTTCCCAAGACATTTAATCGATTTTGCACATTTTCAACTAAGCCACTTAGAAAATTAAACTCAGTAGCGCCTACGGTAACGTTATCTAATTTATTTAATTCGCTTGCAGAAGCAGTAATTCCTAAATCTGATAGATTTGATACTTTTCCATTCCAAACTGCTTTTTCCGCATCACTTACAAATCGATGTGTTGAAGTTTGAACTATATTTGTTGGATTCGTTGCGTCTAAATTCGGAACATTATTTAGTCCTACATCACTCTTTGTTAATACTACTACTCCAGTTTTACCAGCCACACTCTGAACTAAATCAGTAGGCGTCTCCATTAAGGTCCAGTCAGTAGCATCACCAGCAGTACCTCCGTTATGAATGTACGTCTTTTTATCAGTTGTTAAGATTAAAACATCGCCTTCCATATTGCCGGTTGTATCATTGTATATGGTTAGAAAATTAGCTAATGTAGTATTAACAATCCTTGAGGTTATTGCTATTGATGGTAAAACCGATTTATCAAGAACTCCTCCCGATATTTTACTTGCGTCAATATCTGGGATTCTATCAACGTGAAGTATTCCACTATTGATTTTAGAAGCATCCAAGTTTGGAATTCTATCAACATGTAAAATACCAGAGACTATATTTTCTGCAGTGGTTTTTAGATAAAGAATATCCCAATCAATTCCATTGTGTTTTTTAAAATATGCATTATAAACAGACATTACTTGTCACCCTCTTTCTTATTCTCTATGAAAACAGATTTGAAATGCGTATAATAATTGAGATTCAAGTTAATTGTATTATCCATCATGTCAAATAGTTTTGCTGCAGTTTCATTTGATTCTTTTAAATCTTTTCTTAATAATAAAATTTGCTTACCATAATAATTTTCAAGCTCATTTTCAAGCTTGTTTTTGTTGTTAATAATTTGCTCAGCTTCCAATATTTTTTTCTTATCTTCTTCCCTGGCCGTTTTTAAAGTTTCATATTTTAACTCAGTTTTTCTTAGTTCTTTTATTTTGAGTTCAAAATCGAGTATTTTCTTTTCTAAATCATCTATTATTTTAATTAATTCTGCTTTTCTTAATTTTTCATACATAGTGCTTTAATTCCCTTCTTACGGTGTAATGTCTAACCATATATTGTTTTCTTCTGGATCTGGTTCATCATCAATATTTGCTATTGCAATATCCATTCTTTTGTTTGTATAGCTGTTCGCACCATAACTTTTTTTTACAACTCCGCTCGAATCTGTCTCTCCAATAATTTCTGTTAATAACATTTTTTTAAATCCTAGTTTGATTTTTGTTATTAGTTTTCCAGAATTATACTTATGAATTTTCTCTGAGATTGGTAATTCTTTTATATCATCATTATGATCATAAACTCTAAAGACTGTATTGAATGAATAGTTTTCAAGTTCTTTTAAAGTATTATTACTACTGGTTTCTAAAGTAATATTGTCAACATATCTATTATTTACTAGTTCGTATAGAGCATTTAATTGAGCTTCAGATAGTGAACTTCCTTCAAATATCTTGGTTACAATTGGATAGATTCTTTTTTCGTTAGGAGCATAGCCACTATAAATATTATTATCTTTTCCCAAAGTATATACAACCTGCGGTAGATTCGGTCTAGGAGTATAAGTATATTGGTCGCATTTATAATAATCAATTATTATAGATTCCGCCTTAATGTATGTTGGTATAAAGTGAATTTCTCCAGTATTTATGTCTTTGGGGAAAACTACAATAACAGTATCTGCAATATATTGAGAAGCGTTTCCACACCATACTTGAGCCTCTGCGAAACTTAAAGGATTATCTGGCATTGTTGAAACTAATGCATATCTAACCGCCTGATTTACTGCGTTTTGATATTCTATTTGTGTAGAAGAAACAAAACCTAAACTTGGCAATACTTTTAAAGCAAATCCAGGAGTATAACCTGTTGGATCAGGTAATTCCTGAGATGAGTCGACAATGATTTCCGCCTTATTATTGTCATCTTGAGAATTATAGTAACTACTATCTGATGGTATCCAAGATGGAGCGTCTGACTTCACGTCATGTTTTATGGTCGCTACTACTCGATTTGTTTTTATCTCGCTTGTTGATTTTTCGTGAGTAAATTCGGTAATTTTTAACTCTTGAATAGCGCTTGATTTTGTAAAGCCGATACTCAATATGTCGCTTTTGACATTATAATTTAGTCCTAGATAATATCCATAATAAGATAAATAAATTTTTAAAAATTTCAAAGCATTAACGACTAAATACTCACCAAAATAATTAGCTATAGTTTTTGTATCTACAACTTCCATCGGTAATGAATATTGAATTGTCATGGATGAAATAAAAGGATCTGCATCTGAAATGATTTGATCAATTACTAGCTTAAATATATCCGCTAAATTATGACTTAGATTACCTGGTTGTGAAAAATCAAGTAAAACTTCAGTATCAAATATTTTTTTGAGTTCAGTAAAAGAAATTTCTATCTTATTTTCATCAGGTCTTTTCTTAAAGGATTTTATGAACCCTGCATGTATTCTATTTCCATTCTCATCATTGATTACGCAAATTAGTCCATTTGTTAAATCATCATTTGAATAGCCAATTAATTTTCCTGATCCAAGTTCAAACGTTTTTTCGGTAAAATCATAGTCAATATTGATTACGTTACCTAAGTGTTCGCGATATCCATCAACTCGATTGTATCCATATATAGATGCGTACATTAGTCATATACCCATTTTTTGTAAGAAATTGAAACAAATGATGGATTGCTTGTGTTTTGAAGTATTTGAACAGAAAAATCACCTTTCGGTATGAACATAAAACTTTGATAATTTTTATTGGTTCTATTGTATCCAGAGGTTGAAATTAAATTTGAGATTACTTCAATGTACTTATTTGTGGATGAAATATTTATTTCTTCTGAATCATTAATTGATAATTCAATTTTTGAATAAACTTCTGAATCTTTCATTAAGGCTATTGTTAACTTGTTGTTTGTCCCTACATCAAAAGGCGCTTGAATGAAAATATCTACTGGTATCTCCTCGAATACTGCGTTCGATACCGCAGTGTTTAATGGCAAATCTGGTATAGCGCTTGACTCCAGAGTGTACCAAAGAGATGTTCTTTCGAATGAAATCTTCTCTTCAAGTACCTTAAAATCATTTTTCTGCGACTTAGTTAATCCCACAAACCAAACGTCTGCGTATAATGTTTTTCCGTTAAAATTGTACTGAAGTAGAAATTGATTGCTACCATTATTTGATAAAAATGCTGATAGTTCACTAAATTTTTGATATGAGTTTGCTCCAACGTTTAAAAAAATTAAATCAAATTCAATTTGCTTAAAATTGGGGCTATATTTAGTCACAACATTATTGGTTCTCTCAAACTCAAAACTTATTCCTAAATCATCAATCTTCTTAATTAATATGTTTTGATCTTTAAAATTGAAACTCATCGATAAGGAATGGTTCCACAAAATGAATTCTCTCATCACATACTCTCCGCTAATCTTATATTGATTTCATTGACCAAATCATCTACATCTACTTTTTCTGAATAGTTTTGAACATATACTTCGATTTTGATGTCTTTTGAAGAATTGTCATTGTTAACTACTGTCTGAGGCGAAGTTTCCAAATTTAAATTGTTGATCATTTCAGTTACTAAATCTGCATTAGTTGCCTCAGAGATAGTATCAATTACTTGTTGAGTAGGCTCATCGGTAGATGGCGTAACTTCGGTCTTTACTTTCTGCAAAATTTCAGCTTCTAAAGCAATATGATCAAGCTCTCCAATTGTAAAACCTAAAACATCTCCAAGTTTATTTATTTCTCGAATTATTTTGTTTATAAAATCGATTGCTTTATTGATTGTTGATTCAATCCATCCTAAAACCGCATCTATGCCGTTCTGAATAATTTCAAATCCTTTAGTCCATAGTTTGGATAACCAATCAATCGCTGATGTTAATGGACCCATAATGACTGATATTAACATCTCTAACACTTTAAAGACTACATTTAATATCGGTAGTACAATTGCTTGCAATAGCGTTATTAAAGGTGTTATTAGCTTAACTATTAGTTGTAATGATAAAGCTAATTGATTACCTAAAGCGTTGATAATTGGCATAATTATTGCTAATAACTGCTTAAACAAGCTCATGACCATATTAACAACTGGCATTAATGTGTTTGACAATGTAGATACTAAGTTATTAATACTATTTTTAAATTGTTCATTAGTGTTGTATAGATAAATCATCAATCCAATAATGACACCTATAATTGCTATTATAGGATGTGCAGCTAATACATTTAGAGCGGCTGCTATCTTTGGTATCATTGCTACTAATCCACCTACTCCGGATGTTAGTTTTCCAATGATTAATAACACTGGTGCCATCGCCGCAACAAGAGCCAATATTTTTAAACCATTTTGTAACTGTTCTTCACTGAAAGTTGATAATTTATCCTTTAAAGATTGAACAGCAGGGATTATCTTTTCTTGAACATAATTTGCCATGTTTTGCATGACTGGTAATAATGCTGCTCCAATCTGATTTTTTACTAAATCAAATTGATACTTTAATTTGTCCATAACATCTTCGAAAGCATCAAGTGAGGTTACTTGTTCTTCAGTAAGGTATCCCAGGCTTTCAAATTCAGTCGCTAATTTTGCTAAACCATTTCCACCATCATTTAATAACGGAATTATTTTAGAGCCCATCCTGGTACCAAATATTTCATTTGCGTAATATGCTTGCAATGTTGCATCCTCAACATCAGCTAATGAATTAACTATTTTCTCAAAATTTGCTTCCATACCTAACGCAGCTTCTTCAGATGTCAATCCCAATTCTTTTAATGCTGTTGCTGTTATGTCTTCTTCTCCAGCTGCTAAATGCGCCAAAGCTCCTTGCATTTTGCCAACAGCATTAACAAATTGGGATGAATCTACATCCGTTTGTTCTGCTATATATAACCATCTCTGCAGCTGATCTGTAGATAGATTCAATTGCTGAGCTGTTGTACCTATTTCATCACCAGCATTAATTGCTGATGTTGCTATCTTAGTAAATCCTGCGATAATTGCTGCAGCTGCCGCTGATACAGGAGTCATGGCTTGACCAGCTTTGGTAAAACCATCACCTATACTCTTAATTTGGCCAGATAGATGATCAAACTTCATCTGATTAATCTTCTGCAGTTCAGCTTTCATTTGTACAGCTTTAGCTTCAACTTGGGTAAGTTGTGATTCTAATTTGCGATACTCAGCTGATGATTTGCTTGTGCCTGCTTCATCTAGATGTCTTAGCCTTTGCCTTAACACATCGGCTTTAGACTCGGTTTGATTTAAAGCTTCTTGGGCCTTTTTCTGAGCTGCAACAAATCTTTTACTATCCCATTCGATTGCTAAAGCTTTTGTTAAATCTTTAACTTCTCTACCTGTTGTATTAATACCTTTATCCATCTTTTTAAGTTCTTTTTGAAATTTAGACGAATCAGCACCAATATCTACCGTAAACCCTAGACTCACATTAATCACCACCCTTTCTACAAGTTATCTATATCTTCATTTGAGGCTTTCCTTACTGAAATACCTCTTCTGGCATTTTGCTCCTCTTGTTTTCTTTTAAAGTAATCTTTGATTTGATCGATCCAATACTCAATAACCAATGCTTGAAGATCTTTAAAATTTAGTTCGCACATTAAGTCATAAGAAATATTGAATTCTTGACACCGTTTCAATGTCATTAATAAATCAGAAGGCGGGCTGACATTCTTGTTTTTACTACCTTCTGGTAGTCTTTTTATCAATTGCTTTAGATACTCAGCCCGCTCATCTAGTTTTTTGATATAGTAGTGCCAACTTCTTTTAAAACTGTTCCGATGATTGATATAATTTGATCTGCAAGTTCGATGTCAAACATTCCTGTAAAATCCTCAAACGTTGGTAGTTTCTCAGAATTCACATAACAATATAAGAATTTCAATAAACTAAGAAAATGCGCTTTAGCTGTTTTATCCTTTATTGTATATTTTTGGATTCTTTTGACATACTCGTTTAGGTCACAATTCAATGTTTCTGCAAAGTATTTGTCGAACTTAACATTAGCTTTAAATGATGTATCTATCTCTAGATTCATCTTCCCATACTCTTTGTTAACCTTAATTTTATGCTTGAAATATTTTACATCATCACTTTTTTTGATTGCTAGTGCAAAGCCTTCACCGGTTGGATGAATTTCTTGAAATTCTTCCGGAGTATTGAACTCTTCAACTTCTTTTTTGTTAAAATCTTCTTGTGAATCATAATACTTTTTATCAGACTCCAGCCATAATGACTCTGATGATCTGGTAATTGTCGGTACTGTAACTATCATATTAACCCTCCTATGGTCTTATATTATGTTGCTGATGTTGGTGTTGGTACTGTGTCACCGAAAGTAGCATAATTTGTATCTGTTGGAATCACGCTGATTCTTGTTACACGTTTGGTATTACCATTCGCATCAGTATAATCAGCTGTGTCTAGATTATTTCTTAGATTTTTCCCAAATACTGTCAATGAGTATTCCACCGGTGACATATTTGGATTGTCAGTAACTTGTTCGAATGACTCTGATGGTCTTCCGGTTGTCACTTCTAGCAACCATACTTTTTTAGTTGTTTTGACGCCGTTTTGATTTCTTTCTACTTCAAAGTAGATTGCATGCTCAATCGCATCATGTTGTTCAACCTCAGCTAGACCCTCAGAAATTTCAAGTTGTCTTCCACATGCAATTTCATAATCTTTGTCACGATTCAACACAATCAGTTTTCCAGTTAAGCCTTTATCATTTGGAATCACGAACAGTTTTTGTCCGTCTCCATAGACAACTTCTTCACTGTAATCTGGTTCGAGTGAAATTTGACTTGCATATGCTAAATCAATTGGTGCACCATATTCGCCTAGCGCATCTTTAACAGCATATTTTACATTTTTAACATTATATTCGACGATTCTTTCTTTTGACATATCGATTTCCTCCTATAAATTTTATTGTTTTGCAATATTCTGTTCCATTTTTCGAATGAAGAAACTGAATATCCTTGATTTATTTGCATTAAATGTCCTTTCAATGAAAGGATTAGGACCTCTAGCACTGTATTCTGCAAGATTTGAGATAGGAATGCCTTTATTTGTGCCTTTAGTACCCCTTGAATTGTATACATAAACAGCATTTTTGTAATTCTTTTGAGTCCATGAGCGATGAAACTGTCCAGTTCCACTCATAGATACTGTGTTGGCTGTCATGATTTTTGATGTTTCCTGCCCCGTATCGTTTAGAGCAGCTTGTGTTGCATTAAAAGTCTTATCAGTTAGTTGATTCATTACTTTTCTCATCTCAGCTTCAAAATCAAAGTATCCTTTATTGCCATAACCTTGCATGATTAAGCTCCTGGAATGTAGACTACATGAGATGCTGCAAACTCAAATACATATCTTTGATAAGTAGTATCAAAATATCCACGCTGCAAATTGATGTCATTATCTTTTTCAACAAATCCGGATACAAGTTGCTTTAAATCGATAAAGAATGCTGGATCATTTGAATAAAAAGTAATATTTGCCTTGTAGGAAAACTGAATCGCTTGACCATCGCCGTAAATATTACCTATTGGTCCAAAATCCCAAACGATATATTTTGATTTTTGTGATCCAACAGACGTTGGAACATTCATCATGTAAAATATTGGCTTTTTTTCTGCTTTTATTTGTTCTTCTGTTAATCCGTCTCCGGATATAAATCCAGATTCCACCAAAATACCGCTAATAATATTCTTTACTTGCTCCATTGCTTCAATTATGTTCATGTTGTCCACCTAGTTTCTTTGTATTCTTTTGGAACTGTTTTTGCTCCAATGAATTTGAGTTCAATTTTCTTGAAATCATAAGGATCAATTGAATCAACATTAAATACATCACCAGCAAATTCAACGAACATATCAACTTTGATTTCTCGCCAGTTGATTACAAATTCAACTAACAAGTAGTCTTGTAAGCCACCTAATGTTGCATGTTCTTTTGAACTAAGCGATCTTACATGTGCTCTAATTTTCTGATTTTCCGGATGAATATACTGCTTAATCAATCCATCTGAATCGTTAATTTCACGAAAAATACGAACGAATTCTTTCTTTTCATATCTACGTTGGCCCATCTTAAATACCTAGTTCTTTCCCAATTAATTGCAAATCGAATATCATACTTTCAAGTCCTATCGAGTAGTTGTATTTTTCATCATATTTGTGATCAAAGAACTGACTTTTAATGTAAATCATGGCGCATTGTTTAGCTAACGGATGCACTTCTACACCATCAGCTACTGCACCAAAATCATAACCTGTTTTGTTTTTAACATAAGAAGAGGCAAGCTTCCCATAGCGTGTCACTTCATCAGGGTTGTAATCAAAGTCAACTTGCATTGCTTCCCTTACTTCAGATTCGGTTAAAATATCAGCCATATAACTTGCCTCCCTATTGTTTTAAGTTTTATATTTTAGATTAAGCTGCAGGTTTTTTTACACGAACGAATCCGTTGTATGCTACAACATTACCACCAAAAATACCTGTTGCTTTGTAGGCTATGACGCCTTCTTTGAATTTATAGTCTTCTGACTTTTTAACTTCAAGTTGACTGAACATTGCTAACTCATAATTTGAGATAGCTCCATAAAACATGAAGTATCCACTTGCTGCAGCTGCTGCTGAGTCAGTGATATTTGAATTGATTTCATAAGGAATTCCATCGATTGTTTTTGCTTTGTAATCAATTTTGTGTAATGGTCTTCCATCTGTGTCATTCAATCTTGAAAGTAACTTCAAGTCTTTCTTATTCAAGTAAAGAGTCGCCTCAGTAACATCTTCGTCTCCACCATATGAGAATACGATTTCATTCAATGTAGTGCTTGCAATTGATGCCATTTCGATATCTGTTGCAGCTGCGATTGCTGATGCTGCTGATGTTAAGATACCACTTAATGAATTTGTAGCACCGGTTCCAAAGATTATTTCATGTGCCAATTTTCTCTTGATAGAAATTGATAAATTTCTCTTGATCATATCAAG